TCCGCCACCTCCGTCTATCATAAAATATTCTTTATCTTTATTTAGCATAAAACAGGTGTTATAGCATTTCGTCACCTTTGCATTTCCGGTTCCCAATATTGTAAGTTTCATCTTTATGTACCTCCCGACTTTCTTTGGATGCTGACACTTAGCAGGCAGCAAATATTTCCTATATATAATAACATATTCGAAAACAAAAAGAAATCTGTCTGTCAGACGATATGAATCTTCGTTACTGTTCACTCCGTTCACAGTAACTTAGCCAAAATTCATTCCAAATTGCCTGCGGCAATGGAATTTTGGCTTGTATGTCTCGGGATTTTGGCATATTCATGCCAAAACACCTCGCGGGATAGTGGTATGTGAACAGTAACGAATCTTCACTATGGCAATGAAATTTCGACTTGTATGAGCACGGTTTTATGAGCATGACATAAAATATAATGTAAACAGTTTTCAGAGAAGGGAATTATATATGGAAAATTATCGGATGGGATGTTCCGGCAACCGCCCTTATAACCGTACCTGCGGTATGAATATGCCTCAGCCTTCAAATAGAAATATGAACAGTTCCGAATGCTCTGTCAGAAACACGACAGGCTGTAGCTGTACTATACCGGGTGTCAAAGAAAAAAAACATGAAATGTTTTCGCATCTTCAGTATCTGGAACCTGCAATGGCATATGTTCCCTGCCAGAAGTTTACAGAGAATTTCCCACTGAAGTATGCATTAAATGCAGGAACCATTTTCCCACAGTTATGCAAACCATTTTGTGGAAAGAGAGGTATTCGAAGATGAAAACAGATTGCTCCCAAAAACAGTTATTAAACCGTATCGATCAGGTCAGTTTCGCAGTCAATGATATGACTCTGTACCTTGACACACATCCCTGTGATGAAAAGGCTCTGACTTACTGTCACGAACTTGTGCAGGAACGAAAAAAGCTATTAAAAGAATACGCCGAAGCATATGGTCCCCTGATTATTGACATTACAGATCAGACCGGAGAATCCATCTGGAAATGGATGGAACAGCCATTCCCATGGGAAAAGGAAGGAGCGTGCAGATAATTTATGTGGAATTATGAAAAAAGGCTTCAATATCCGATCAATATCACACAACCCAATGCAAAAATTGCACAGTATATCATGAGCCAGTACGGTGGCCCATAGTGTAATACCCTATAATATATAAGAAGCAATGAAGCTGATACAATATCTTATGGGTAAGGGTACTCATTGTACCCTTACTCTTTTTTTATTTATATTTACTTTAAATCGCAATTAAATCTTTCCAAGTAGCAGATCCGCAAATACCATCCACTTCCAAAACTTCTTTTCTGGATTCCTGATAAGCTTTCAGAGCGTAAATCGTGTTTGCATCTGCTGTCCATGTAAGTTTCAGGGCTTTGCCGTTTTTGCCTTTAAAGCCCCTGGCTCTTAATATTTCCTGTAAGAGAAGCACAGATGTATTTTTGTCTCCTGCTTTTACTGTCTCTGGGTTAAACATGTAGCCGCCTCCTTCTGGGTTTGTTGTCTTGTCTGTTTCATCTTTATCTGCAGATAAAACAATTGAATAGTCCGGTGTACAAAATTTTGTCCCCGGAAGATTACTGTTGTAATAGCTCTTCTGGCACACCCCGCCACCATTTGCCACGATACCGGATGCTCCAGAAGTATTTCCCTCAATCGTCCAGAACCTGTCTCCGGCTACTTTTGTTATAAAGCCGGTGTGGGTAAATGTATCGCCGTGTTTAAATATAACAATATCTCCAACTTTTGGATTGGCATTTTTTACAAATAAGACGCCTAAGGTTGGGCAGTATACATACGGCCAGTGTTTTAAGAGTTTCTTTGCATTATCCAGACCAAAAGCTTTCATGAAACACCAGGAGATAAACGCTGCGCACCAGGGCTGCCCCTGATAGGATGGTTTTATATCTCTCCAATATTTTGTATAGTTTGCTGATCCGGCATTTCCAGTCTTGCTGTCAAGCTTACTGTTATTTTTCTTTTCCAGGTACCCGATCTCTTCTTCTGCAATTCCCAGAACTACGTTGATAGCTTCACTCTTTGTCATGACTGTGTTTTCCTTTTTTATATCTTTTGCTTCGTTATAATCTTTGTAAAATATATTTCTATCTACAGTTCCGCTGATGCCAGGTATCTTTGCTTTACTGGAATACTGCCAGCCCACACCAAAGTCCGGCCGGAGTCGTTCCTGTAAGGTACCGTTATCTGATGCCGGATAACGTGCGATCCAGAAATCATATTTTTTCAGATGGCTGCAGATTACATTCAGGTACCAATCCACATTGCAATAAATACCAAATTTATATCCCGCTGCCGTGATAATCTTTTCGAATGCTTCTGCCAATTTATGGATCTGTTCAGCTCCGAGGCTTCTCTGATTATTCCATTCCAGATCCAGCCAGACCGGATACTGCAGTTTTCGCCCGTTCAGAACTTCCACGACCTTCTTGGCTTCGCTCTGTATCTCTGCAACTGTCATAGCATAGGAATACTTATATGCCCCAACCGGGATATTGTATTTCCGGCATTCAGAGAAGTTCTGCTCAAAGTAGCTATCTATCACGTTTCCCGCTTCTGTAATCCGCAGGATTGCGAACCCCATGCCGTAATCAGCAACTGTTTTCCAGTCAATTTTCCCTTGCCAGGCAGATACATCAATTCCTCTTATTTCCATGTCCGTCTCCTTTCATAGAGCGAAAAGGGATGGTTTCTCATCCCTTATTCGTCTTTATTTGCCTGTTTTACAATCTGGTTCACGTATGTAGAAAGACCGGCAATCAGTATTCCCTGTGTAATCGCTGTAAAAATTGCCATTGCAATATCCTGTCCGGTACCGAAGGTGCAGGTGGCAAACACATAGATCGCGCAGATTGCAATGCTGATTCCGCCAAGGATAAGCGGGATGTACTTATCCTTTACTGCCTGTGCCTGTTTGAGTGCCATTCCTACGAAATATAAGGCAATAGCTACTACGATGAGTTCCGGTTTTACATAGTTTGTGATCTGTTCCATGATCATTCTCCTTTTCTTTCCAGGTCTTCTATTCTATGATTCGCAACCTTAATATGTTCCTCCTTTCTCCGCCTTAACCGGCGGCTTTTCTTTCGTAATTCATATTCAGAAGAATTATATCCTGTCTCTGGATGAGCAGGCATTTGATTTCTTCTTCTGACATATCACTGGCTTTATGCTGAATTCCATTAATACGGATATTTCTTGTTACCAGTTTTAATTCTGACATCTTCCTCACCTCTTCTTTATGGTATGGGAAATGATATGTATGAGTTACTGTTTATACAAATTTAAGCAGTTTGTCGAACGACTTTCGTTGACTCTCATATGCTCTTATCCTGTAAGTACAGAGTAGTGACCTACCCGAGTACATACGATCGGAATGTCCTCAATAGTAAGTTTCAACAACTGTATTGCTTTACAAATATCTATCTGCTTCCATGAACACATTCCATTCATCTTTAGTGACAATATGCGCTCCGACCATCCCATTGCACTTGCGAAGTTCGACTGAGTGTTAAAAATCTCCACAATTCTTCCTCGTAGCTTGTTATAATCGAATGCCAACTTGATACCTCCTTTCCGGTTCAAGCTTTTGAATTATCTGTGTAATATCACGTCGTCCATTTTCTGTCAACATAAAATTCAATTTTTTTAACTTCCAGGTTTTTATTATTGAACTTTTGCATAATATGTGTTATATTTCAATTACGAAAAGGAGAACATTATGAAGAAAGAAAACACTGCAATTCGTTTAAAAACAATAATGAATATGCGCGGACTTCGGCAGGTTGATATTCTTAATCTGACTGTTCCATATTGTCAAAAGTATAGTGTAAAAATGAATAAGTCAGATATAAGTCAATACTGTTCTGGAAAAACAGAGCCTAACCAAGAAAAGCTTTTTATTCTAGGAAATGCATTGAACGTAAGTGAAGCATGGCTTATGGGTTTTGACGTTCCTATGGAAAGAACTCCCTATAAAGCAGAATCTGTTCAGAACTCTTCCGTCTCTGCTCAGTGCAAGGAAATCATAGAAATCTGCAATCAGTTGTCTCCTCATAACCAGAGAAAGGTTCTCGCCTACTCTAAGAACCTTCTCTCCGCCCAGCAGATGGAAGAAGATCTTCTTGCAGCTCATGCCCGGACGGATGTTGAGCAAACACCCGAAGGTGTTCAGCATGATTTGGATATTATGAATGATGATTCAAAATGGGAGGAATGATATGGCATTAGATATATTGGAATTGCGTAAACTATGTATACCTAAAAACATTCGTATTACACTCCACGCAGCTAAAAGGCTGGAACAGCGTAGGATATTCTTAAAAGATGTAATAGCCTGTATTATGAATGGAGAAATCATCGAACAATATCCAGATGATTATCCTTACCCCAGTTGTTTAATTCTGGGGATGAGCATCGAAGATAAATATCTTCATGTAGTCATCGGAAATCACGAATCGGATTTGTTCCTTATAACAGCTTATTTCCCCAGTTTTGATAAATGGGAATCTGATTTCAAAACCAGAAAGGAGAATGCATAATGACTTGTTTTTACTGCAAAGGTAATATTGAATCTTCTACAACAACTTACATGACTGATTATCAGGGATGCTATATCATTATCAAGAATGTTCCTTGTGAAAAGTGTTCTCAATGTGGGGAAGAATACTTAAATGGTGAAACACTTGAACGAATTGAAGAAATTATTCAAAAAGTTAAAGGTATGCTGACTGAAATTGCAGTTGTTGACTACAAGCAAACAGCTTAGAGAGAACCGTTTTATTTTAATCGCTAAAGGGGTGATCCCAATTGAATTACGAACAATTACTGACTGCTGCCGATCAAGAAGGGTTACTTGTTAAAGAACAACCTCTTACTGAACATGATGGCCTGATCCGCGGCAGTCGCATAGCAATCCGAAAGGATATAGAAGCACAAGCAGAAAAATCCTGTGTGCTTGCCGAAGAAATCGGGCATTATCGCACCAGCTCCGGAAACATTTTAGACCAGAATAAGGTAGAAAGCCGAAAGCAGGAATATCGAGCTCGGCTTTATGGGTATAATCTAAAGATTGGACTTACCGGTCTGATCAGCGCTTATGAAGCAGGATGTGGGAATCTTTATGAGATGGCTGAATATCTGAACGCTACGGAAGAATATTTAAAAGAGGCTATACAGTGTTATCATTCTAAATACGGTGTATACGCTGTTGTTGATAATTATGTTATTTATTTTGAACCATTTGCGGTGATACATATGATTTCATCAGCAGATTAAAGAACGGAGCTGTTATTACCAGATTCGCTATTGGAAAAATATAAGAATTTTGCTATTGAACAGATATCTCGGATGACGGGGTATCATCAGAAACTGATTAAACTACGCATTTCGGATTAATTCGCTTCGGCGTTTTATGTAAAATCATATTTAGGAGAGAGAACAAATGAAAACAGTAAAAGAAATGTTAGATTTTTCGGCAGAATGTAAATGTAAAATGACAAAGGCCATGTCGAAAGGTATTGAGGTAGTCGCACAAAATCTTTCTGAAAATGAAGTTGTTAATTATTGTATTGGGGCGTTTGCAGAGGGCAACAATGCTCAAATTGCATTTGCAATCACCAATCTCAGAGTTATTGCCGCACAGAAAAAAATGTTTTCAGATACAGTTATAGCTATTCCTATTAGCCATATTAATGATTTAACAACCAAAACTAAACTTACTGGAGATTTTATCATTATAGGAAATGACGCTGGTGAAAACCTTACTATATCTGTTTACAAGGGATTGGGGACTTCCGTAGCGAACGCACTTCATTTAGCAATGGCGTCTTCGGAAAGAAGGCAGGCAGAACCTGATGTCGCAAGCGACCTGAGAAAGTTTAAGGCTTTATTGGATGATGGGATTATTACAGAAGATGAGTTCCTGAAAAAGAAACAGCAGTTACTTGGATTGTAACCCCATAATTCTTGAGCAAAAAATCGTCCCAGTATTGGCGTACTGAGACGATTAGTAGAATCTCCGAAGAGATCCCGTACTTTGGCAAAGATATTGTATCATCTTCGGAACAGTCACACAATCAGAACGTTTGTGTATATGTGATCACATCAATGGATTAACGAAAGGAGTTTTTATTATGCCATTACCCAAAGAACGGATTTATACAATAGATGACATCTACGCTCTTCCGGATGGCGAACGTGCAGAGCTGATTGATGGGCAGATCTATATGATGGCACCGCCTAATACCAGACATCAGGTAATCGTCGGTGAACTGTATGCTACTATCCGCAATTACATTAAAAGTAAAAACGGATCCTGTAAACCATATGTTTCTCCATTTGCAGTGTTCCTGAATGAAGATAACAAGAACTATGTCGAACCAGACTTAACAGTTGTCTGCTCACCGGACAAAGTAGATGAAAAAGGTTGTCATGGTGCACCTGACTGGGTAATTGAGGTTGTTTCTCCTGCTACCCAGAGTAAAGATTACGGAATAAAGCTGTTTAAATACCGTATGTCCGGAGTCAGGGAATACTGGATCATTAATCCTATGAAGGGGATTGTAAACGTTTACGATTTTGAAAATGAATCGGGTACCGGATTATACTCTTTTGATGATGAAATTCTAGTATGTATATATCCCGATTTATCAATTGTGATCTCTGAATTATTATAATAAAAACCGCCCCTGTTGGTAGCAGGGACGGCTCAAGAATCTCCGAAGAGATTCCGTACTTTGGCAAAGATATTGTATCATCTTCGGAGCAGTTGCACAATCAGAACATTTGTGTGGCTGTTATTTTTGTACGTGACATGCTCCCACCACTTAAATCCCAGATTTTGAAGTGGGGGCTTCTTGCTCAATGACTCTACTGAGCCAAGTATCTACAAGCTATCCTCGCGTGCCCCGCGATTCTTTTTGCCCGGACACGGGCGTATTTTCTTACTTATTGTCCGGATATGGACAGTTTATACTGCCAGCATCCTTCTTGCCTCTTCACGGATATTGATCGCTGCATTTCGATCTCTGTCCATCTCATTTCCACACGTGCAGCGGTATACTCTTTCGGATAATCCCAGCTCTTTTTTTATCTTTCCGCATTTACTGCATTTTTTGCTTGAAGGGAAAAAGCGGTCTATCTTTATTAATTCCTTTCCCTTCCAGGCAAGCTTATAATCCAGCATATTCCGAAACATCCCGTATCCATTATCCTGTACACTTTTTCCAAAACGCAGGCATTGGCCCATCGCTCTCATATCAATATCTTCTACCGCGACTATATCGTACTGGTCTGTGATCCTGCGGCTCAGTTTATGCAGATAATCTCTTCTCTGGTTTCGTATTTTTTCATGGCACCTGGCAACTTTCTTTTTCTGCCGCACATAATTGCGGCTTTCTTTTACACATCTTGACAGTTTACGCTGCTCCCTTGCCAGCCTTTTTTCATTTCTTCTGAAGAATCCTGCTTTTTCAAGTTCAATCTCTTCTGAAAACACTGCCATCCCCTGCATCGCATAATCAATCCCCAGTATTTTGGCATTGCTGTAATCTTCATCTGCTGCTTGGTTTTCGCAGCTGTATCCTTCATACAGCAGACTTGCAAAATACTTTCCGGACGGCTCCATACTGACTGTCACTGATTTCAGACAGCAGTTTTCTGCAGGCTCCCTGTGTTTTTTCATGGAGATCCATTTTAATTTGGGAAGCCGGATCCGGTTATCTTCTACCAGAATATTTCCGTTGACTACATTTGTTGTGTAACTGTTTTTGGAATGATGTTTTGACTTGAAACGTGGAAATCCAACCTTGGGATCACGGAAAAAGTTCTTATATGCTTTCTCCAGATGAAACTGAACATTTGCCAGTGCCAGCGAATCTACTTCTTTCAGAAATGGATACTCCTTTTTATACATGGCTGGTGTATTTTTTAACAGCTTTTTCGTCTTTTTATACTCCAGGATCTTGTCATTAAGCATCTGGTTATACAGGAAACGGCAGCAGCCAAATGTTTTTCCAAGGAGTATCTTCTGTTCTTCTGTTGGATAGATCCGGAAACGATATGCTATGTTCAATTCTTTTTCTCTCCCTGATTTTCGATGTATTGACGGATCACTTCTACTGGTGCCCCTCCTGCCGTCAAAAGACAGAAACTCTGGCTCCAGAACGCTTCTTTCCAAAGTTTTTCCCGGATTTCCGGATACTCTTTTTTCAGCAGCCTGCTGCTGGCACTTTTATAAGCATTGATAAATTTACTGAGTTCTGTTTTAGGCTGTGCACGAAACATTACATGCACATGATCAATATCATGATTCCATTCCTCCAAAACAATTCCATACCGTGGGGCAATATATCCCCATATTTCCTTTGCTCTTTC